CTCATCCTTCCACAATGGGCGTTTCGTTTTGAGGCTCTGCAACGCGACGTAAATATCTCGTTTAATGAGTAAGTCGTCAATGCTGTCAGGGCGTTTACCTTTAACGTTACTGTGAGGTGAATACGTAGACATGATATAGCAGTTAAACTCACGGCTATTATGCAGAAGCCCATGAACCGCATCACACGAAGCGTCACGATTCACCACATCACTGAACAGCATCTTCGCACCCAACTCACCAAAGACGATAATGAGTTGGGGTTTGAGACGTTTAATCGTTGCTTTGAGGTACGGCTTGCAACAATTAGCATGGTTGACCGTCACATCCTTACCGTAGCATGGAACGACAGAAGTGACCCAGCAGTCCAATGCAATATCGACCCCATAGGTATCCAGCACATCCTTAATCCACTGAAACTTATCACCCATAGCGTAGGTCTTGCTTGTCTGCTGTATGGATTCCTGTTTTTCCAGTAAGATAAGGATACGCTTTCCACCTGCCCCATACAACATGAGCTTTGAGTTTTTGTTGAGGTGACACGCCACACAATTAGGCGTATCATACTCAATTTTACTCATGGAATCAGGCATCACAATATGCATTATTCGACCTCACAAAGAACCGCGATAGCCTTAAACAGAGGGTTGCCGTCAGGAGTGCCGTTATCAGTGTTGCCGATAGAAGTCAGCTTGCCGTCATACACCCTGAAAAACTCACCGTATTTAATGAGCGATTCGAGCAGTTTGAAGTTGATGGCGAAGTGGATAATCTGATTGACCCTCGGAATCTCACAGCGTTCATAGATACGGCTACCATCTTCACGAACTGCCGTAAGAATCATGTAGGAAATATCTTCGGGTGCTTCAATCGTTTCCTGTTTCGTCCTGACCTGATTGCAGATATGGACGGTGATGCGCTTCACTTTCATATCACGACCGCTGAACGGATTAGCCCTGTCCAAAGCCTCTTCCACGCTCTTATTGATGCGGAAGGGAACAGTATTGCCGGAATCAAGGACGGAATCAATATACTCCGCATCGAAAGCGTTATCCGACCGAGTACGTGACGAGAAGATAATACCGTCAGAGGTACGCATGTGAAGCCAGCCGTTCTTGATGCAGTATTTCGGCTTACCTTTCATCGGGTCAATCGCCATGTACTTCTGAACAAAGTTGAGTGCTTCGCTATGGATGAAGGTAACGGTCTTGGTGAAAGCGGAGACACCCTGCTCTTTCATATCGAAGCAAGCAAACCTGTCACGACCATTGTAACCGTACATCTTACCGTTGCTGATTGCTACATGGCTGAACTGGTTATCGGACTTATCAGATGCCCAAGCCGTATACTGCATAGCTGTAATAAACGTTTCAGGCAATTCAATCCAGTTGTCCTCATTGGTTTCGATATACTCTTCATCGAAATCAATATCATCCCGCATGGCAAACTCAACACGGCTCTTATCTCCGGCTTTTACTCCAAGAGTACCATTCGGCGTAACACCGACCATGATTTCTTTTTCTTTGAGTTTGCGGAGATAGTCGTAGAACAGATAAAATTCAACGTCCAGACAACGAGCATCAAAGCGCAGTTCGCTCGGAATAATAAGCATAAACTGATTCGAGATACAATGGATTCGACCGTTCTGAATCACGATATACTTGGACGGGTCGCTGTTGTCAGTTCCATCGGGCTTAATCACATCCTTGATGATACTTAAAGCCTCCAAGAGCTTGTTACGGTTTACGGTAGCTACGTTCATGTTTCTCCTTAAACAATGTTGGTAAGGTTAAGTTTGTAAGTGCATCCATCGTGGGTAATCACAGCACCGACACGACGTGATGCAAGAAGGTTGATTGCGTTTTTCACATCTTCACGTACAGAATCAGTCACCTCGCATTTCTTTGCAAGCTGTTGAAGAATCGTCTCCATAGAAAACGTCATGGCATGTTGAAGAAGAATCACCTCTGCAATCATGTCTTCGATTGTAGGTGTAAGGTGGTTGTTCAAAATGCTTTCACGTGTTTCCAGACCTAATTCATTCTGCATATAAACAACCTCGTCTCCCGTGAAGTTTTTAAGCTCACGTTCTGACAGTTGTTTTACAGCGGAACACATCAGACGTTTCAGCCTTTGAGTGTTGGCTTTATGGGCTTTACCGACCTCTTCAGCCGTAAAGTTGAAGAGGACGGCAATCTTATCAAAAAGCTCAATCAGTCTTTGACGTTCGTTCATTAGTCTTCCTTTTCGACGTTAAAGACACAGCCCTTGCAATCTTCGGATTCACACATACCGCATATAGTCTTCACAACTTCTTGAAGCATATGTGCGTTACGGTCGAGTGCCTCACGAATATCATCAATATCGTTACACACACTACGAAGAGCAAATAACGTAAAGACCTTAAAGTTTTCATTACGTTCTTCGGGAGTTATTTCGACACCCTCTGATTTTTCTTTATCAGTCTTCACATTAACGTTGAGTTTCGGCTTAACGGTTTTCTTGAATTTAGTCATACACACCTCATCTGTTGAAGGTTGGTTTTGGTAGTTCCGCAAAGTGGTGTACGCTTATGATATGCGGAGTACCACAAGCGAGACAACCGTACAGCTTTGCTTGTTGGCGTTCATCGTAAGGATGTTCGCGTTTCAGTAATGCAGCTATCCGCCAAATGTTCTTGACACGCTCATCAGGTGTTTGGTTAATAGCGAACAAAGCCGAACAGTTATCTATCTTACGCTTATCCTCAGAGAATGAAGCAAGCGTCAAGTCCTCTGTATTGAACCCAGTCGCATTGGATTGGGTAGCCGTAACGACCAAGCATTTGAATATATCCGCGTAAGCTCGAATGGAACGCCAACGCTGATTGACAGATTCACGCGGGTCTTTTCCTTCGGTTGCCATAGCGTCAATATAATCTATAACAACCACATCAGGATGTTCCCAACCGAGCTTCTTGCAAACGTTCTTTGTAAGCGCAACCAAGCCGCTGTAAGTCAACGTCCCTAAAGGATACTGCTCAACGTATAAGCTACCCTTGTGTTCGCCTACAGCCCACTTATCGCGGATTTTACGGGCTAAATCAGGGGTTAAGACGGGGTTGCTTACTTTACGATAAGAAACAGCTTCCTTGAAGTCCTTGCATTGTTCATCGTAGCAGGGGATATACTCATCCTTGTCAATGATAGGCTGGTCGTCAAGCTCGTTCCATTCGTTCAGCAAGTTACCATCACCTTTACGGTTGAAGCAAGTACCTTTTTGATTCTTGACGCAATCCAAACAGGGTATGAGTTGCTTCGTTATATAGTCCGGGTTGGTGGTGGTTTTTGCATCACCGCACAGAATACGCTTATTTACTTGATTTTTGGTAAGGTCGCCACAACTGATGAACAGCGTTTTATTGCCCTGATTACGAGCAATTCGAGCCGTGTAAATAAGCATGTGAGACTTACCAACTTTACCACGACCTTCAAACACCACAAAAGCATTTCTGGTCAGCGTATTGTTCATAAGTTTACCAAGCTCACCGTCGAATTTTATCAGACGCTCATCCTCTTGCTTGAACAGGTCATCTATCTGCTCATCAGTGGCTTGCAGAATATCAACGGAGCTGAACTTGACGGGCTGAATATCATCAATCGAGTTGAGAATATCCTTCGCCTCATTCAGCTTGCCGGAATCAGCCAACGATGAAGCCTCTTCCGAATACAACTTGATAATTTGAGCTTGGAAGTAATTGTATGCTTCGCTTATCTCAAACTGTATATCGTTGATGGGTTCTTGCTGTTTGAAGGTCTCGATAATGATTTTTAGTTCAGATGCAACTTCCGGCTTGACCTTTCTGAGCGTGACTGCATTTTGAAAGAAACGCTCGAACTTATCTCCGGGGGCTTGCTTGAACTTCGCATAAAACTTGAGGCACATCTTGGCGATAATGGAATAGTATCGGTTGCCCAAGATACCCTGTTTATATTTGTCTGCAAACTCATCAAGAAACTCCGTAGAATATACCATGTCATAGGCAATACGAAGCTCAATGTCAGCAGTGGTTTCGATTACTTCCATGCGTTCACAACCTCATATTGACTGGTAATTTCGCCTAAACGCATAGCGATTTTATCTTGAGCTGGAAGTACGGAACAGGTCATATACACAATCTTATCCGAGCAATACAGCTTCTTAATGAAATCGTATACGTAGTTGAATGTGAATCCATTATCAACCTCAAAATCGTCAATCGCAATCACATCCACGTCAGGGATAGCAAGCAGTTTAAGATATTCGTTCGGGTTGCATTTAAGCTCACAAAGCATCGAAGTCCAATCTGCGTAGGCTACCTTGCGGTTATGAAGGATAGCCCTGCGGAT